AAGCCATTGCGCTGTTGCAGGCGGGAGCGATCGACGGTCTGTCTATTGGCTTCCGGACCGTGCGGGCTTCCCGACTGCCCGACGGTCGGCGCCGGCTGCTGGAGGTCGAACTTTGGGAGATCTCGCTTGTGACCTTCCCGATGCTCGTCGAGGCGCGGGTCTCCGGTGGGCCGGAGGACGCCGAACTTAGGAGCCTGAGCGAGACCCTTTCGGCAGCTCGGCGGATTTTTCTCTGAAACACCGACCGGAAGCCGGATTTCAGGCCGGGCGCTGACAGCAGGGGAAGTAGCGTGGGGCAATTGTGCCCGGCGCCTCTAGTTTTCATTCAAGTGATGGATTGACGATGACAAACGAAACCTTTCGCCCCGAGGCGGGCGCCGTGGCCGAAACCAAGGCCGCCGTGCATGATCTTGTCCGGGGCTTTCAGGATTTTCAGCAAAAGATCGAAAGCCGCCTGAAGGTGCAGGAAGACCGTCTCGCGATGGTCGACCGCAAGGCGGCGGCCCGTCCCGCACTCGGTGCCACCGACACCGCCACCCCCGAACAGAAGGCCGTGGCGGCGTATATACGTCACGGTGATGACAGCGGCCTTGCCAACCTTCAGGTCGAGCGCAAGTCGATGACGACGGCGACCAGCGGCGATGGCGGCGTCCTGATCGATCCCCAAACCGCCGAACACATCGAGAAACTGCGTCGTGGCGCCGGTTCGCTGCGCAGTGTCGCGAAGGTCGTTCAGGTCCATGCAGGCAGCTATGATGCCCTTGTGGAGCGCGAAGATATCGGCACCGCGTGGATCAGCGAGAGCGGCACGCTAAGCGAGACGGGCAGCGCCACCTTCGAGAGAATCTCGATCCCGCTCCATGAACTCTCGGCTATGCCCCGTGCCTCGCAGCGCCTCCTTGAGGACAGTGCATTCGATGTCGAAGCCTGGCTGGCCCACTCCGTTGCCGAGCGCTTCGCCCGAGCGGAAAACGCGGCTTTCGTGTCCGGCACCGGCGTCGACATGCCGATGGGATTCCTTCGTCATCCCGTTGCGCCTTTCGAGGAGGCGGGGTGGGGCCAGATCGGCTACATCACGACGGGCGTTTCGGGCGGCCTGCCCAATGAAGACCCTGTCAACGCGCTGATCGATGTCGTCTATGCGCTCGGCTCGAAGTATCGGGCCAATGGCACCTTTGTGATGAACTCACGCACCGCCTCGGTGCTGCGCAAGCTGAAGGATGTCGAAGGTCGTTTCATGTGGACCGAGGCCATGTGCGCCGGTCAGCCCGCGCTGCTGTTCGGCTATCCGGTGCTGACCTGCGAGGAGATGCCCGACATCGCGCCGGACAGCTGTGCCATCGCCTTCGGCGACTTCGGTGCTGGTTATACCATCGCCGAGAAGCCCGATCTTCGGATCCTGCGTGACCCGTATTCCGTGAAGCCGCATGTGCAGTTCTTTGCCTCGATGCGTATCGGCGGCGATGTCACTGACTTCTCCGCCATCCGCCTCGTGAAGTTCGGCCTCGCCTGAGGCGCCGCCAGCTGAAGCGGTGGCCGCGGCGGGCGATAGCGCTTCGCCGCGGCCGGTGGTGATGGACCGGAGATGACCCACATGTTGACCGATCTCGCCCCGCCACCCGTGGTGGCGGCACAGATTGCTGCGTTGGCGGCGCAGTTGCGTCTGCCAGCAGGGTATGCCGAGGAACCCGATGGTGCGGCCAGGCTTGCCGTCCTGTTCCAGGCTTCCGTTGCGCACATAGAGGCCCGGATAGCGCGGGCGCTGGTGCGCCGAGCGTTTCGCCTCGATGTCCGGGCCTGGCCCGCGGATGGTCGTGTCATCCTGCCGGTGGCACCGGTGGCCCGGCTGGTGTCGCTTGACGTGGTGGACGCTGAAGGAGGCCGGACCGGCTGGGATATAGGTCAGGCCTGGCTGGACGCGCTTGGTTCGGCGCCAAACGCGCGGGCCGTGCCTCTCCACGAATGGCCGTTTATTCCCGACGGCGGGCATGCGGAGATGGTCTTTGAGGCTGGGTACGGTGCCGAATGGGCCGATGTGCCCCCGGATCTGCGTCTGGCCGTGCTGATGCTGGCGACGACGCTGCACGATGCGGGCCTCGACAGGGATACGGCGGCCCTGCCTTTTGGCGTGGTCGCGCTGACGGAGCCCTATCGCCGGGTGCGCATCTGATGGGCGCCCGTAAGCCGAGGCTCGACCGTCCGCTGGCATTAGAACGGCGCGTGGAGCAACCGGATGGCGGCGGCGGCGTCGTTGTGACGTGGACGCCAGTTACCAACCTGTGGTGCGAGGTGCACGCCCTGTCGGCTCGCGCGGCCCTGACCGGCGTCGTGATTGCCAGTCGCGTGTCTCACCGGATCACGGCGCGTGCGGTGCCCGAGGCAAGCCGACTTCATCCGCGGGCCGATGATCGGCTGCGGCAGGGTGGGCGGGTCTTCCTGATCACCGGCGTCGCGCCGGGGCCGGGCGGCGCTTTCCTGACCATATGGGCAGAGGAGACCGCAGAATGAGGGGCTTTTCATGGCCGCTGCAGCGTGCACTCGTCGCCGCGCTGGCCGCCGATCCTGTTGTTGCGGGGCTTTCCGGCGGGCAGGTGCTGGACGAGCCGCTTTCGGAAACCGGGCCTCGAGGGCCTGCCATTCTGCTGGGCGACGAGACCGTTCTGCCCTGGGCAACGACAACCGATCAAGGGGCGGAGCATCGCATCGAGATTGCCGTCGTCGGACAGGAGCACGGGTTTGCCCGGCTGAAGCCGCTGGCGGATGCCGTCTGCGCCGTCGTGCTGGCGCCGCTGCCGCTGGAACGTGGGCGGATCGTGAATGCCGTGTTCCTTGCTGCGCGCACCCGCCGCGATGCCGTTCGGCATTTGCGGCGCATCGACATGAGTTTTCGCATCGTCGTCGAGGACGATGCTGACACAGCCGGAGAATGAACATGGCCGCACAACGGGGCCGCGATCTGTTGCTGAAGCTGCAGGTCGGGCAGGAATTCGAGACGATCGCCGGGCTGCGCGCCACCCGGATCGCGCTGAGTGCCGGGACTGCCGAGGCAACGACCGTCGAGTCGGCGGGGCGCTGGCGCGAGTTGCTGGCCGGCGCCGGGACGCAGGCGGTCGCGATCAGCGGCGCCGGGGTGTTCAAGGATGCGGCATCCGATGCCGCGCTGCGCGAGGCGTTCTTCGCCGGCACGACGCCACGGTTGCAGGTCGTGATCCCGGATTTCGGGGTGCTGGAGGGCGTGTTTGCCGTCACCGGCCTCGAATATGCCGGGCGGCACGATGGTGAGGCAACCTATGAGGTGAGCCTGGAATCGGCAGGCCCGGTGGGCTTTGCGGCGTTATGAGCATGGTCAATCCGTGGCGCGGCGAGGTGATGCTGCGGGCCGACGGACGCACGCACACTCTTCGGCTTAGTCTTGGCGCTCTCGCGTCGCTGGAGGCTGCGCTTGAAGCAGAGGGGTTGCTCGACCTCGCCGACCGCATCGATCGGGGTGGGCTGCGCACCCGGGAGGTCATCGCGATCCTTGCGGCTGGTTTTCAGGGCGCGGGGCAGCCTGTCGACACGGCAGCCGTCGCAGACATGGCGATCGAGGGTGGCGCTGCCGAGGCGAGCCGTGTCGCCATTGCGCTGATGACGGCAGCGTTCGGGGTGCAGCCACCATGAGCCGACGGCTGCCGTGGCAGGCGCTGATGCACGCAGGGCTGGGGTACCTGCGGCTGTCGCCGGAAAGCTTCTGGGCGATGACGCCGGGCGAGCTTTCCGCGGCCCTCGGCGGGGGCGGGCTCGCCGCACCGACGTTCGGGCGGGGAGACCTCGCCCGGTTGATGGCGCAGCACCCAGACGGGCGGAAGCCAGAACAAGGAGAGGATCGATGATCGAGGCGGAAGACGGGGCGCTGCGCCGGGCTGCGGATGACCTGCGCGCCGTGGAGCATTCAGCGCGGGGACTGTCCACCGCCATGGGCGGGCCGCTGCGTGGGGCCATGGACCGGGCGATTTCTGGCAGCGCGCGGCTCGGCGATACGCTACGGGCGCTGGCCACCGACATGGCGCGCAGCGGGATGCGCGCGGCGTTGACGCCGGTAACGGCCGCCGTGGGGCGGGGGGTCGGCGATGCCGTGACGGGGCTGGCCGGTATGCTCGGCCAAGCGGTGCGCGGTTTTGCCAAGGGTGGCGTGGTGCAGGGTGCGACGGCTTTCG